CCAGTAGAAACCGAAACAGAATATACAAACTATCGTGAAGTGCCGCGCTTTGTGGCAATCGAAGGGTTACTAGCGCCATACACAGAATTTGGTGGTGCGCAGATTAAGGTTCTACGTGCATGACAACTATAACCGCTATTGCAGACGCAGCTTTTGACGCAGCTAATTCTGCGATTACGGACGCAATACACGATGCAACGCTTACTTATACGTCAAACTACGATTTTTCATATGACGTAGATGAAGGTAATTATCTGCAATCAAGTACATCAATAACGGGTCGGGCGTTGTTTGATACCGAAAAGCCAATGAATGATTTGTTTCCTGATTATGTAGTAGGCCCAAAGGAAATATTAGTATTGCTGGAAGGTTTCACCACAGAATGCAAAGAAGGTTGGAAGCTAACTGTAAACAGCATTGATTACACGGTGAAGAAAGTGCAAACGGTGGCGGGTTCTGTATCGCTTATGTATGCGGTGGTGGTGAAGCAATGACAAATGCACAGAACGCCAAAGACTTTGAATTGCGCCTAAATACAGCCGTATTAGAAACGCAAGAAAAAATAGAAGATGCGGTACAGGTTATAGCGATGGATACATTGCGCGGCGTTGTTCTTAAATCACCTGTCGATACTGGACGTTTTCGCGGCAACTGGATTGTTTCGATAAACAGCCCAAGCATGGAGCAAACGCCAGCAACAGACGCAAGCGGCAGCGGAGCGATCAACAAGGGTATGGCGGCAATCGAAGGTTATGACGTTAAAACCACAAGCCGCATTTATATTCAGAATAATCTGCCTTATGGAAACAGGCTAGAAAATGGCTGGTCGAAGCAAGCGCCAGAAGGCATGGTTTCGGTTACGCTAAACGAAATAAACGTCAATCATCGTGAGGTATTGCTATGAGTTACGCAACAGAACGCAAAGCTATAGAAAATTACCTTCTGCGATACTGGGGTGAACGTACACCAATCGGTTTTGATGGTCACACATTCGAACCTTTAGCGGATAGCATACGTTTAAGCATAGGTAGCGGTCAGGCGTTTCAGGGTTCTATCGGCGGTACGACAAACCGCATTGATTACACTGGCGTTGTTCAAATACAAATATTCACAGATGGCGGCAAAGGCACAAACGCTTGGCGTGAACATGCAGAAGAATTAGATAGCCTGTTTCACGAAAAACGGCTTAACAATAAGGGTGCTATCGCTACTACCGACGAATTTATTAGATTCTCGCCAGAACAACAGCACCCATATATTTCTGGTGAAGTTTCTGATATACCTTTTCATATCGCAACATTCGTCGCACCATTCGTGCGATACGAATTTAAATAGGAGGCCACAAACATGGTTGGCATTGCATCAAATCAGCTAAGATCAGCTTTTGTGGCTGAAACATCTGCTAATACAACACCATCAACACCGTCATTTACGAATAGTGATGTACCTATCAATATGACTGCTACACCAAGCATTATTGAACATCGATCACTAGCGGGTAAAGGCGAAGCCGTAGAAACATCCATTGGCGGCATCGATGTAACAGGCAATATGTCTGGAACGCTAGTTTATGGCGCTTATGACGATATGCTAGAAAGCCTACTTCAAGGCACATGGACAACAGACGTATTAAAGAACGCCAAAACCACACAGACGTTCACAGTAGAAAACGCCATTGCAGCGGGTGACGGTGGAACAAATACGATGATGCGCTACACGGGCGTAGAAGTGTCAGGCGGTTCGATTACCCTAACATCTAACGCAGATATTACTTTTGCATTCGATTTGCTGGGCATGGGTTCATCAGATAGTTCGACAACGGCAATCACTGGTGCGACATACACAGACCAGACCGAAAGAACGCCACTATCTAGCGGCTTGGACGTTGGAACGATTACAATGGCGGGTTATACGCTAGACGCATTCGAAAGCGCGACAATCAATTTCACATATGAAGGTCGTGAAGCGCAGAACAAGCTGGGCAGCGATTTTGCTAAAGGCGGGATCACAAAGGGTGCGCTGATGGCAGAAATCACGGCGCGTATGTATGTCGATAGCAACTTTGCGGCGATCTACAACGCAGCGCGTGACAGTGACCATAGCCAATTCGCGCTGACATTCCCACTAGGTTCTGTTTCAGGGTCTAAATATACGCTTGCATTCCCTACATGCAAATTTACGGCTGGCAACCTAGATTTCACTGGTACAGCAGCGATGCAAGACGTAACAATTCGCGCAATGTATGACGAAACAACAGAAGATGCATCAGTGAAGCTAACACGGGCAGTAAGCTAATGTTTATAGCCCAAGTTAAGTTTAGCGCTGAAGTAGACGGTAAAACTGTAGTCTATCGCAAGGGCGATAAGATCACAGAAGAAGCCGCTAAGAAATTGGGCCTTGCCGACAAACCCAAGCTGGCAACCCAAAAGCAGCACAAACCGACAGAATAGTGCAGCACTTAGGGGGGCGGGTTAGTCGGTAGCTTGCCCCCTGCCATACCGACAAAGGATAACCGATGCTAAAATTATCTAAGCCGAAAATGTCAGATCAGATATTTCGCAGAGAATTTTCTAGTGAACTAAACTTTCTATCAGGCAAAAAGAAAACATTTATAGAAATTAAGTGCCGCGCTGGTGGTTGGATCAATCCAGACCTAATAAAGCTACGCGAAGAAATAGACCTGTATCGACAGGTTCAGGCAATACAAGCCGCGCAAGACATAGACGATAGAGACAAATTCACACGCCAAACAGCGGAACTAAATAAAGAACTAGGTAAGCGACAGTTCGAAGCATTGTTTGATGCGTGTGTCGTTGCGTGGAATACCAACATACAAAACGATGGTGCAGAAATGGAATGCGACAAAGATCATTTTATGGCATTAGCTGATGTTAGGATTGATGAAATATCGCAGTTCTTCATTGATTTTGCATCATACGTTGAAGATTTAGCGAATTTCGTAACAGAAGCAGATAAGGAAACGGAAAAAAACTAATCAGCGCACTTCTTTGGTCATACCAATATACGCCAAAAGACGAAGCATATTTGATTGCAAAGGGTGCGCTAAATATTAAAGATAAGCCATTACCGCGAAACCTTTTAGCATGGTCGGCATTCCACACGTTGCGGAACAGTAGACCGCTAGGCTTCAATGGTGTCGGGCCTATACCCTTCAGCGAAATTATGGCATACTGCGCACATGCTGGCATTGACTGCCCAATAGAACGGCAACGATTGGCAAGGTTTGTATCAGCGTTAGATAGATCGGAGCGTGAAGAATATGGCAGGGCCAACACTCAGACTAAACATTGATAGCACTGGCGCAAAGCAAGGTGCAGATCAATTTACTAACGCAACAAAGAATATTGCTAGTAGCGCCACGCAAGCGGGAACAGCCGTTGATAAAATGGGTGGTCGCTTTAGTAAGTTCACCAATATGTCGGCGCAATCGCGCTTTGTATTCCAAAACACTGCAAACCAGCTAGGCGATATTGCCGTGCAAGCATCGATGGGAACAAATATGTTCCGCGTTCTTGGTATGCAGCTACCACAATTAGCTGGTGGATTTGCCGTTATGGGTGGTGCGCTTGGAACAGTAGCGCCTATTCTAGGTGTTATCGCAGCTATTGGTTTTCCAATTATTGCAGCCTTTACGTCTATGGGTGGCGCAGCCGAAACAACCGCTGACAAACTAGATGACTTAGCCGATAAACTTGATCGGGCTAAAGAATTGCAGCGCCAAGCCTTAACCAGCGTTGCCGATCTAACAACAGAATATGGCGCATTGGCTATTCATGTTCGTGATAGCGCATTCGCGTTTGCAGAATTTGACTTGTACAAAACTTTGCAAGATGCACGAACACTACGGCTAGAATTAACTGAAACATTTACTAAAACCGTTACCCTTGGAACAGATGCGCTGCGATTGCTGCAAGACAATGCACAAGCATTTAGAGATTTAGGCATCACAGACACTAACGAGATTAACAACTTAGTTAATCTGATGGATCAATTCGGCGTTGGTTTGGATAGTGCGATACGTTTGCGTGATGCGGTAGTGGCAATGAATGAAGCCTCTACCGATGAAGAAATGTCGGCGGCTATGTTGAGGTTTTCACAAGAAGTGTTGAAAGCTGGCATGGCTAGTGAAAACATGTCCGATGAATTAGTTAATGCAGCTAGATCATCACGTTCATTGGGCGAAATGATAGCTGTAGCGCTTGGATTGATGGAGAAAATGGAAACAAGCGCAGCGGGTGTATCAAGTGCGCTACAAAGCGCGGTGACAGAGGGCAACTTTAGTAACTTCTTACCATTACGAGGTGAAGAAGCGCTAATGAATATGCCTGTAACCCAAGACACAGACGCAGCAAGAAAAGCACGGGCGGCGGGGCGAAAAGCGGAGCGTGACAGGCAATCGGCAGCACGGCAAGCTGCATCAGCTAGACGCAAAGAACAAAACGAATTGGCTAACTTTGCAAAGCGCTTTAAGCCTCTGATCGATGCTACGACAGAATACAATCAAAACATGGAAAAGCTAAATCGTGCTAGGGAAATCGGCGCGATTACAGAAGCACAACACGCCCAAGCAACAGCGGTAGCTACGCAACAATACCAGATCGCAACAGGTGAATTAGTCGATTATACTAGCGTTGCTAATACATTTGCTAAATCACTAGAAGATAGTTTAATGGCGCTGGCAGATGGTACGGGCAGTGTAAAAGATGCATTTAAATCTATGGCGCAAGCTGTAATCAAAGAATTGTACCGCGTTTTGGTCGTGCAACAGCTTGTTAATGCCGTAATGGGTGCATTCGGTTATTCACCAGCTATGGGTGGCGGCTACGTTCCTACGGGTGGTGCGGGTGCATATGGTGGGCCAGTAGAAGCGGGTAAAGGCATTGTGGTTGGTGAACGTGGGCCAGAAGTCTTTTACCCCTCTATGAATGGAACGCTACAGCCTAACGGTGGCGGTGATGTTATCGTAAACCAAACAATTAACGTATCAACGGGCGTTCAACAGACAGTAAGAACAGAAATCAGATCACTAATGCCAGAAATAGCTAACAGTGCAAAATCAGCGGTGGTAGATGCTAAAAGGCGTGGTGGTGGTTATGGAAGGGCGTTTGCATAATGGCTATTAGTTACCCTTTAGCGTTGCCAACAAACATAGGCATTGCATCGATACAGTTACGGGCGGTGAATGCAGTAGCATATTCGCGCAGCCCGTTTACTTTTGCTGGACAGGCCCACACATACAGCGGCGAAGCGTGGGAAGCAGATGTAACACTTCCACCTATGAACAGGGCAGACGCAGAAGCGTGGATAGCCTTTTTAGTTAGCTTGCGTGGTCAACATGGTACGTTTCGTTTGCATGATCCTAGCGCTACTTCACCACGCGGAACGGCAACGGGTATGACCATCACGGGTGGTGTTGGTAATCGTACTATTACTTCTGTCGTAACTAGCGGTAGAACGCTAAAGGCTGGTGATTATTTTGGTATAGTTTCAGGCGGCAAATATCGTTTGCACAAGGTGTTGCAAGATTATGTAGGTACTGGCAGCGCTTCTAATCTGGAAATATGGCCAGCACTAAGGGGTTCATATACAAATTTAAACGTGGATTTAACATCACCCGAAGGTGAATTTAGACTAACCAGCAATGAACAAGCATGGACAGTAAACAGTGCTAGTATCTATGGCATTACGTTTGGAGCAATGGAAGCGCTATGAGTAGAACAGTACCTAATTCAATACTTACTGCATTAAGCGATAGCAGCGTTGAAGCGTTTTACGCAGTAGATTTGGATTTTGATGCTGGCAATCTTCGCATGTGGACGGGCTACGGCGACAAAACCATTAACAGCCAAACATACAGCGGCACAGGTAATCTTTTGCAGATCGACGGATTAGAGGAAGCATCCGATTTATCAGCTAAAGGCACAACGCTAACCCTTAATGGCTTAGATAGCACAATAGTAACCCGCGCATTAGCAGAAGAATACCAAGGCAGATTATGCACGATCTATTGGGGTATCAGCGGCATTTCTGATGTTGTGGAAGTGTTCAGCGGCTACATGGACACAATGACCATTAACGACAGTGGCGATTATTCCACGATTACGCTGACCGTCGAAAGCAGATTGATTGCGCTGGAACGCCCAAACGTGCGCAGATACACAAGCGAAAGCCACAAGGCCACAAGAACAGCCAAAGGTTTATCTGGTGATGACACTTTTTTTGATTGGGTAACGCCATTGCAAGATAAGTCGGTGGTATGGGGTAGAGAAACAAAAAGTGGCGATGAAACAACCTAATATCGATGCGCTGAATGAATATATAGCAAAGCACAGAAATACGGCGTTTCAGTGGCATGTAAATGATTGCTTTATGTTTACCAACAATGCGTTCAAAGCGATGTATGGCGAAGGTTGGGCAGATGATTGGGTTGGCAAGTACACAAAAGATGGCTTGTATCTAAAGCGTGAAGAATTACGCAAGGTATTTAAGGCAGATACATTGCATGAAGCAATCGATCAAAAGCTAAAACGGATCGATTACGTGCCGCCAAGGGGGGCGCTGGTGACTACTGATAAAGCTAGAAGATGGGTAATTGGTGAAGCATTGGGTATATCTGTAGGCACAAATGCTATATTCTTATCGAATGATGGCATAGGTTCTTTGCCGATTGAACAGATAACGGGCGCGTGGGTCAAAGCATGAAGTATAAATTAGGCGATTTGACGGTTAAGCGGTGGAACGATTGGGATAATGTACCGCGTCAACCAAATTTTGTTATACCAGCAATCCAGACTGCTTTGGGTGTTTCGGCATTAACTGCCACCATTATCTATGCCGTTGGCGCTACGCTGGTCATGTCATTCGTGATGAAAGCGCTTGCGCCTAAACCAGATTTCGGTGCGCTTGCGCAACAAGGATTATTAGCCAACACAAGAACAGCAACAGCCGCGCAGCAAATTGTTTACGGCGAA